CTGGCCGACACCGGATGCGTTCAACGATCCAAAAGCAGGAGGGTCAGCTCCTTGGCAAAAGAGTTACAAACAGGGAAAACAGATTCATCTTCATCATGCTGTACGGATGAACTGGCCGACTCCAAATACCAGCGATCGACTCGGTGCGAATCACAAGGACAACCACGACAAAAGTTATCTCAGGGGAGTAGCAACGAAATGGCCGACTCCGACAACACAGGAGACTGTACACACGGATATAGAGATGACTCATACAGGCAGGAGAAAGACGAAAGATGGGAAGAACTCCCACTCTCTGAATCTAGAGGATACTACGAGGATCAATTCCCAAACTACCCACCAGGACCATCAGACTCATCCGGATGGGAGTACCTGCTCAGTATCATGCCGGAGGTTGAACCCGCTTTTTGTAGAATATCTGATGATGGGAAAATGGCTAATAGGATGGACAGACTTAAAGCCCTTGGGAACGCAGTCGCATGGCAGGCAGGAGCTATCGCTCTCAGGCTCTGTATCGAAAGGTCAGGAGTCTTAGATGGTGCAGAATCTTGATTTAAAGGATTTTTATACGGCTCACCCCGGACAGGAGAGGGTGCATCAGTCGGATGCCAAGATCAAGGTTTTGGAAATAGGACGTAGGTGGGGTAAGTCCCGCTTTGCGTTATGGGAACTTATTAAAAGATTTCTTGAAAGTAAGGATATAGAGGTAGGAGCTGACCTTGTTCCACCGTTTCATGCTTGGATAGTCACTCCTAATTTTCCGCAGGCCAGGCAGATTTGGAACGAGCTGATGGCCTTTTTCCCTCGTGACTTCATATCACCGGCAGGAGTAAAGCAGGACGCTTGGCTGATACACCTTAAAGGGAATGAAAAGAGAGCTTGGGGACAAATCGAGGTTAAATCAGCTCATGACCCAGACAGCCTACAGACGGCAGGATTAGATTTCTTATGGGTATCAGAAGCACAGGATATATCCGATAAGGCTTTTGAAAAGTTATTGCCTACGCTTAGAAGCCCAGGCAGGCTTGGATACGGCATATTTGAAGGTATTCCTGCTCTTTATCCCGATCACTGGTTTAGAAGAGCGTTTGTAGCAGGCGAAAGAGGGGAGAGGGGATTTGATTCTTTTAAGGCTACGAGCTTTGAAAACCCATTGCTTACCGAAGAGCAGAAAGCAGAGATAGAGGCAGATAAGGAACTACTCCCAGAGCGAGTGTGGAGACGTATGTATATGGCCGAGTTCTCTGAATCTGCCGGTTATTTTACTAATATAGATGCAAATATAGCAGGTGATCCTATGCAGGGACCTATTCCCGGTGCCAGGTATATAGCAGGTCTTGACCTCGGTAGAAAGATGGATCCCTCAGTCATGGTGATAATGGATGCATCAGAAAGAAAAATGGTGCATTATCAGGGTTGGGATGACGGTACCGAGTGGGTTACTCAGAGAGAACACGTTGCAAGACTTGTAGAAGAATGGGGCATAGAAAGACTCTGTATAGATGCCACAGGTCTAGGTGACGTATTTACAGCTGAACTTGTTAATGTAGGTATTCCTGTAGAACCTTTTATTTTTCATCAGGCTTCCAGAGAACACCTGCTTCAGCAGCTTGTGGTAGCTCTAGAAAGACAGACTATCTCGTTCTTTAATGAAAAAAGGCTGCTAAGACAGCTTAGAGCTTTTCAGTATAGGAAGTTGCCAGGTGGTAGATATAAGGCCGAAGCACCTCCAGGCGAGCATGACGATGCCGTATTTGCACTTGCACTTGCGCTAGAAGTGGCTGATTCGAGCCATCCTGCGGCAAGTTCCTTTAGGCCAATAGGCAGTTCACGATATGTGCCTACGCAGGCAGAAGCTAACAATGGATGGAATCAGGGTAATTTAGAAGGACCTAAAGCAATGAGACATAGAAAATTAGAAAAAATAGCCAAAAGGGCTGAAGAACTGGGGATTAGCTAATGGTAATATCAGAAAAACCTGTAATGGAAGAAATAACCGATTGGATGCCGGGCGATCCTGAAAACACGGATGCACCTGAGTTAGAAGATATCCTTGCCTTGTTCGACAAACAGAAGGCCTATTACGAGGATTTTCACAGGCAGTGCGAGACTGAAGAGGAATATTACATGGGCAATAGGACTGTGCCTGCTCCTGAAGGTATAGATGCGGTATGGCCTGCCACGGCAGGAAGTATCGTCAATACGGCGAGCGATCATGTGGATGTCAATAATCTTGCTATAGATGTACCTTCCTCTCCGAGATCAAGAGCAAGGGCGGAAAGAATTCAAAAGACTTTAACAGGTATCTGGCTCATGATGAAAAAGCCGGTACTTAGAACAGCAGTCAGGCAGAGTTTCCTGTACGGCGTGGGCTGGATTAAATCCATGTGGGACTCAGATAACTGGCCTAATGCTCCTGTAGAGGACGATTTTGAGGACGAGAACGAGTATAAAAGTGCGCTTAACGATTTCATGGAAAAACGTAGCATAAAGTTTCCGTTTGCCGCTAACGTGATCAATCCACGGAATCTGGTTTGGGATGACTCCAAGACTAGAACAAAGTGGGTTATTGAATTCATGGAACGTGACGTAGATGACGTGGGTCAGAAATATCCCGAGTGGAAACCTGAAAACCCATCTGCTTCTCAAGCCGAGTGGTTCGAGTATTGGGACGAGGATTGGGTAATGTATGTGTGTGACAGACAGATAGTGTGGGGACCTCACCGTCATGGTTATGGTCATCTGCCGTATACTGCCATCCTGCCGGTTCATTCTTATACTTTTGAAGACGGCTCTCCAGAAGAAAGATACAGGGGAGTTTTAAATAGTGTGCATAATCTTCTTGACGAGGAAGCAAGGCTGATGACCCAGGTTGGGGCTTTGGTAAGAACGGTAGCATATAGAACTATAGATTTTCACGGTCCTGAGCAGAACGCAGAAAGAGTCAGAAGTGACTATGAACTCTTTGGAGGTAAGAATATCGTGCTTCCCGGAGTGGACGTAAGACCCTCTCCAATGGTGCAGATACCTCCTGACATCATCCAGCAGCTGTCTATGATACAAACCAAGATAGAGGAAGCTACCTTTCCAAACGTGATAAGAGGAGTAAGACCTACAGGTGTATCTTCAGGGTTTGGACTCAGCGTACTCGCAGGAATGGGTAGATTAGTATTTCAAGGCGTAGCCGATGGATTAAGACACGCTTTGGAGGATATAAATAAAAAATGGCTCATGCTGATAGAAAACAAGGCTGGAGGCAGAGTCACTGTATACGGTAGAAATGAAATACATAATTTCGATCAGACGATAGGTCCTGACCAGATTCGTGGTTATCACGAGAATACTGTAAGGGTTAAGGCAGAAGCTCCGGAAGAACGTGAAAGAGAAGCTCTGCTTGCCATGAGGCTTAAAGGTGCAGGGATAATTTCGCTATATGAAGCTCAAAGAAGAGCAGGAATTACAGATCCAATGGAAGAGCAGATGCAGATAAGAGCAGAGCAGTTACTCAATACACCTGAATTCATACAGCAGCAGACTGCTTTACTATTACAGAAAGTAGGACTGCCTACACAGATGGAACAAACGGCTTCACCTACAGGCGAGACAGGAAACGTAGGTAGCAGAAATATAGGCGGAGCACAGCTTGCAAGACCAGGAGAAGCTAACATACAGGCTGCAAGGGTAGCTTCTCAACAGGGAAGACCAAGCGTATATCCGCAGGGTATGGGCGGTATAGATCAGCTAGGGGCTGAACTCGGTGGACCGACAGGCGGAGCAGTAGGAATGCCAAGCGGAGAAACTATAGGAGAATAATATGGTTAAAAAGAAAAACGACAGAAATCATTTACAGACACCGGTGGATATAGCTGCCGAAACAGCTAGTATACAGACCGAAGAAATATTTGAAGGCATACTTGGAAAGCCTAAAAAGCCTAAGCCCACAATGGTTGCAGGCAAGCCTGTGGACGATATAATCGAAGAACTTTCTAATATAATTTCAGGGAGTTAATTATGGCAAACGGATACGGATACGAAGAATTTAATCCTGCTGAACAAGCTGCAAGAGAAGAACGGGAAAAGGCATTGGCTGCTACAAAAGCTGCCGAGGAAGAACAGGCATTTATAGAGCAAGGAGCAGGAGGTGGTTTTGTAGCTCCTCCTGGAAATGTGTTAGACATTTTAACAGGAAATGGGAATGGAAATGGTAATGGCACTAAATCAGAGACTCAAGGTGATTATATTCCGGTGACAGACCCAAGGCATCCATATTACCAAGGGGAACCTCAAAATGGTCAACAAACAAATGGAGTACCGACAATACCGACCACTCCAACAACGCCTCAACCTGGAGCACTGAACGGTCAGCAAACGAATGGGGGGAGATTTATGGGAGTGGATGTGAATGGAGATCAATATACAGGTGGCGAAGGATATGTTCCTAATGGCAATGGTGCTGGTGTTAATGGCGGTACAGCAGCTACTAACGGTGCTATAACCGGTCAATTACCTGAATATAGTGCCGGTCAGCACATAGAGACAAGTTATGGGTTTTATACGCTGACTCCTGAAGACATAACTGCACTGAATGCCGGCAAAACTAAAGAGCAATTAGTTCAGGAAAAAAATCAAGCGTTTGATGAATCTCAGCGTTCTCAAGCTGGTCCACAGGGACCTTTACAGCCAGGCGAAAAACGTGAAGATATACCTACAGGAAAAGGAGCTGTCTCAACCGCACCTGTATCTACAATCCAGCAATCGTCAGAAGAAGACCTTTCGGACGATGATTTTAGTAACTTATGGGGAAGGGTTACAAGAGGTGACATTTCTATGGCTGACATAGGAAATTGGTTGAAATTTGAAACTATAGATGTGGGAGAAGGAATCACCGGAGGAACAAAGCTGACAGCAAGAAGTAAGGAATTACTTACTCAGGCATTTGAAGTAGCAGAAAACGATAGGGAAAATGAACAAATAGCTTATGCAAAAGAAATAGAAGAAGCAAAACTTACAGGGAATTTTGATAATAAATTAACTCTTGAGGGTAGAAAAGCCAAGCTACAGAAAGAGCTGGCAGAGGCAGAAGTTACAGGCATGTATGGGGAAAAAGCAACACTTGCCAAGCAAAAGTT